TACTGACAATAATGAAGCACAAGGTGAAAACAGAGAAACTCAAAAAGAAATAAACAAATTGCTTGGTATGACTCACTCAATGTTTAAAAACATAATTGCATTGAACACATACACACAACCTTTTCTTGCAACAAAACAAGCAGAACAAAGAGAAATAATTGAACAGTTGCTTGGAATTACTTTGTTAAGTCAAAAAGCAGAACTACTAAAAGAACAGCAAAAAGCAACAAAAAACGAATTAACAGAAGAAAAATATAAAATTGATTCTCAAATAAAATCAAATGAAAAAATACAAGAGTCTATTGAAAGTTTAAAAATAAGATCCAGTGCTTGGCAAAAACAAAAAGAAGATGATATTGAAAAATTTGCAGAAGCAATAACCGAATTAGAAAAAGTAGATATAAAAGCAGAACTAGATGCACACAAACGTCTACAAAAACACACAGAGATGCAGACTGCTTTGAGAAGTTTACAAAAAGAAAAAGCATATCACGAAGATTCATACACGAAAGCAAAAAGCACGGTGGAAAAAACTGAAAGCGATTTAGAATATGCCGCACAACAAAAATGTCCTACTTGTGAACAAGAGTTGCACGATGACAAACACGAACAATTAGTTGGCAAACTTAAAACAACACTAACTGAATCGAAAGATTACGCAGAAAAACTGAGAAGTGATCTTGTAAAAATACAACAGGGCATTGACGATCTAGGTGATGTTGGTCAGGTTCCAGATACGTATTATGATAATATTGATGAAGCATACAATCACAAAGGTTCTTTAAAAGATTTGAGTCGCCAATTAGAACAAACAAACGATAAACAAGATCCTTATGCAGAACAAATTGAAGAACTAACAAAAACAGCAATACAAAAAGTTGATTATGTTAAAATAAATGAGTTAGAAGATCTAGGAAGACACCAAGACTTTTTATACAAACTGTTAACAGCAAAAGATTCATTCATTAGAACAAGAATTATTGAACAGAACTTAACGTATCTAAATCAACGTTTAGCATACTATCTAGGACAAGTAAAACTTCCACACACAGTTACATTCCAAAGCGACCTAACTGTACAAATAGAAGAACTAGGTAGAGAACTTGATTTTGATAATTTGAGTAGAGGAGAACGAAACAGATTGATATTAAGTTTAAGTTGGGCATTTAGAGATGTATGGGAATCACTTTATCAACAGATCAACTTGATGTTTATAGACGAATTGATTGATGCCGGTATGGATACTTCGGGTGTTGAATCGTCTATGGCAGTCCTAAAAGACATGAGTAGAACACAACAAAAGAATATTTTCCTAATATCTCACAAAGATGAGTTGGTAAGCAGGGTAAATTCAGTGCTAAAAGTAATAAAAGAAAATGGTTTTACCAACTATGCTAATGACGTAGAAATAATAATTTAAGTTTTTCTTGACAAAACCAGTTCTTACGTGCTTTAATAATAGATATGTTAATTAACAATACAAGAAGAAGGATAACATTATGTCACAAACACATGAACAAATAATGACTGAGATCCAATCTTACTCTGAAGAGAACCAAAAATTCACAGAGAAAGGTGTTAAGGCTTCTGCAACTAGAGCCAGAAAAGCTCTTGCAAACTTGTCGAAGTTGATCAAGGCTAGAAGAAAAGAAATTCAAGAATCTAAAAACGCGGCAAAAACAGCGGCGTAATTTAGCCAATTGGATCCAATTAATAAAGCCTCTGCTATTTTTAGTAGGGGCTTTTTTTATTTTAGTCTTTAGGAAGAACTTGTTTGTGAACTCTTACTCTAATATGTCCGTTGTAATATTTGTCAGTTTCTAATACTTTACGGGCAAACTGTTCTCTTGCTTCTATATAATTACACTCGCCTCTATTTTTACAATAAAATAAAATTTCTCTTTTAAATTTTTCTTTACCAATTTTATCTATATCTTCAAGCAACGCATTACTAGATCCAAAATAATCTTGCCAATCGCTTGGTATAGTATATCTTCTTTTGTTTACTCTACCCTTTAAAGGTCTACGTGATCTTTTAAATTTTGATAATTTTTTGCCAATATATTTTTTTCCGTTATGGGTATTTGTTATTTCATAAACAAATCCAGCACACCATTCGGGTAGTTCTTTTACTGGTTTTCCTTTGTAAGTCCAAAATTTTGACATTATAATAAAATCCTTTCTACGATTTTTTGTTCGTTCATTGGTACTTTCGGTAAAATGTGTATCCTTAGATCATCGCTGTTGTTATAAACAGAATGGTCTTTTCCTATCTGCACTAGAAATACATCTCCAGGTTTTTCAAAAGGTATCTCTCCGTACTCGTCTACTAGAAATTTACAACCTTGTGGTTGTGTTACAGCAAAGTTAATACCTGATAAATTATTATCTTCATAATCTCTGTGTATAGGTATACTTGCTCCCGGTTCTAAAAAATGAATATGTATTTTATCTTTCTCTGCATTTGAAAAATTAAACAATCCAGACTCTTTGAACCAAGCGGATAATTTTGGTGCGTGGTTGTATGATATAGACCTAAAACTAACATCTTCATTTTCTGCTAATGCTAATCCAGTCCAACCAGGTTCTTCTTTGTCAAACTTTTGGTAACGTGTAAAACTGAATGTTTTGGCTTTGTCTTTTAGTGCCAAACATTCATCTAAAAACTGATCTGCAGGAAAATTAATATCTAACTTAATATATCCAATTGGTAATTTGATTATTTCTTCCCATACATTGAATTTCTTTTTGAAATTGTTTTTATCAAAAAATTCTTGCATATTGGTATTTAGACTCAAAATGATTGACCTATAATTTTCTTATTGATATAATAGTAAGTGATAGGCACATCATAAATTCAATCAGGCAAACATAGCATCATCATAGGGAGAGTGAACTACTCTGTAACAACAGCGGCGAATCACTGGATGCAAACGGCAAAAATGAAGGAGCTCTGAGAAAAAGCAACTCCAGGTTTACCAAAGATTATCGTATAAGGATTTGGTAGGCTCGCGTTGGATAGAACAAGCAAATGGGTACAGCACAACCGCCCAGTTACGACAGCGATATACGGTGACTATAAACTCAGCACATGGGTAAGTCGTTCTGCTAGAAATAGCAGAACTATGACTAACATCTAGCACATAGGACGCAACTATGCGTTCAAGTTATTTTTGCGTTTGCGTAAATTAAGAAATAAACGAGCGTAGCGAAGTTTAGATGGCTGTAAGCCATCTTTGTATTGACCTTTACTGTTCTGATTCTGTCTCTTCGTCTTCTTCTGGATCTTCTTCGATATGACCTTCTAATGCCTTAAGTCTTGTAGTGGCTGTATCTAAAAGTTTTTCTGTGGTTTCCAATTTTGCTTTTAATGTGGCGTTGTCGGATTTCAACACATCGTTGTCCTTTTGAACTTTCGCGGCGTGTTTGCCTGCGTGTTCCAGGTCAGAATTGGTTTGTTCCAGTTTAATTAATACTTGCTTGATTCTGCTCTCTTTACTGGCAATAGTTTTAGCCATATCTGCTTTTTCTTTTTGCAGGTCTTGGATATTTGCTTTGAATTCAAGCACTAGATCTCTAGTTGTCATGTATCAGTTAATTATCCGTATTTTTGTATGCCATTAAAGTATTATATAATGATTTAGAAGAAAGGTTGACCAGTTTTTTTGGTAGTTTCCAGATTCTCTTTGATTATACTTGCCACCATTTCACGTTCTTGCACACCCATTACCAATGCTTCCTGGTAGGTTATTCCGCCACGCATATACCAACACATTTTTAGTAACTCGTGTTTGAGATTCTTGCCTTCGTTCTCTAGGTTCTCGAAATACTTTATCAAGTCAGATTGCGTGAGTGTCAGCAATTTTATACGAAAAAATTTGAGTTATCAAAAGTTATTGGTATTGTATAAGTTGCAGGCGCACCGTTCTTGATCTGTTCCTCTGTGGCTTTCATTGGAATCGGTTGCACTGAACCTTGCAATCTTATTTTTGCTAACTCTTCCTCTATTTCTTTGATTAGTTTTGATTCTGCATTGTCAACGAATGCCTTTATCTGTGCAGGATCAGATACTGATTCTTTTCCATCTGGCAATGTTATTTTCTCTATGTTGCTCAACAACAGCGATGCATTCAGGTCAGTAAGCATTTTGAAACTGTCCGTGAATTTTTGTGTTTTCTCATCGTCGGTCATTGTGGTAGACTGTTGTACCTGCATATAGATTCTTTGTTGTTGGAATGTTCTAATTTGGCTTTCGATTATCTGTCTGTAGATCAAAGGCCTCACTGTGATTTCCAAACCGTCCTTCAATTTGCAACTGTTTGTGATAGTCACTTGTGATAATCTATCCAACAGTTCGGGCAACATGATTGATTGTGTAACTTGTTCATTTGCACCAGGTACTGTTGTGTTCATGTCCATTTTTTCACCATAACTTGCAATCCTGATCGCTATCAATATGGTGTCCATATCGTAACTGACCAACTGCCAAGGATCCTTGATGTTTGGAATGCAAGATTTGATCACATCGATTGTCGCTTGTCCATTCATCATGGCATCTGGCGTTTTAAAAGCCAACTCATCTTTTGCCGTCATCGGTAGCACTGGATATTCTCCGCTCGGAGAACGTTCAAGCACGTGTGGAGGGTAATTTCCGCCACTTGGGAATTTGATGTATACAGCCGGTTGCCTGTAGTATTTGCTTAATGGATTTGTATTTTCAGTCATTTTCTAGTTCTATAAATATACTTTATTAACGTATGTATGTCAATATTTATATGCGTATATAATGGTGCTTAAAAATGGACGAAGAAATAAAGAAAATATTAGACGAATTACGTAAAGTTACCAGTACCCGGGACCTCGAAAACTGGCGTAGAGCCAATGCCAAAGCGGTAAAGGACATGGAGGCCAAAGGTGCCAAAGAAACCAAACTATTCAAAGACGAAATCAGAGCAAAAGAGCGACTTTTAAGAGCTGAAGGTAATTTAGCAGAACATTTCAAAAAACTCGGCGGCAGTATGGGAATGACAGAAACTTCCGCTTCGAGATTTGGTAGAGCGGCAAGAAACACAGCAGATTTTGTTGGTGAATTCGGCGAAGCTCTATACGAAGGTACAGGTAGTATCTCAGATTTTACAAGTGCGTTAAAAGAATTTGGTCCTATAGGAAAAGTACTGGCAGGAGTTGGTACTAGTTTTGACAGGTCAGTACAATCATTTAGAACATTGTCCACAGTGGGTGGTACGTTTGCTCAGAGTCTGGTTGAATTAAGGGAAACGGCAACCAGGGCAGGATTACCATTAACAGATTTTGTTGACCTTATAGGAAAAAATTCAGAGGCACTTGCTCAACTGTTCGGTTCAACCACACAAGGTGCCAAGGAGTTTGCTAACTTTTCTGAAACATTCAGACAACAGAACATACAAGCACTTGCACCATTAGGACTAACGGTAGAAGAAATTAACGAACAACTAATCACTAACCTGACATTACAAAGAAGAACAGGTAATTTTGTACAAGGGCAAACAACACAACAGTTACAGTCAGGAAGAAGATTAATTTTACAGTTAGATAGACTAGCAAGACTTACTGGTATCCAGAGAGAAGAACTTTCAAAAACAATTGAATCTCAGATGTCCAATGAGAGGTTCCTTGCTTTCTTGAGTCAACAAACTGAAGAGACTGCTCAAAGATTGGCAGGCTTCTCTGCTGGTATTGACAAGTTGGCTCCTGGACTTGCAGAAGGATTCCAAGACTTGATCGCTAACGCAGGTGTTCCTGTAACAGACGCCGCACAACAATTGATAATGAACATACCCGAGGCATCGGCTATAATTCAACAGTTGACTTCCGGAAGTATTACAACTGAACAGGCATTGGTTGATTTAAGAGATGCGGCTAAAAGATCAAACACTGCTTTGGCAAATGTAGCACAAACCGGTACAGTAGATTTTGCAAGACTATTTGCTGAAGTGAACAAACTTGCCACTGCTCAACTTAACACAACAGAAGTTACCGAAGAACAAAGAGCAGAAGCAGAAGCATTAACAAGACAGTTGACACAATTCGAAGATGCATCAAAAAGAGCTTCAAGTGCCATACAAAGTGTTGAAACAGGATTCCAAGCATTCGTAGGAAGTATACTAGGTGACGGTCCAGGATCATTGAACAACACATTAAATGGATTATCAGAAAAAATTACAGATTTAAGCACAGGTACCAAAGCGGCCTTGTTCGCTTCGGCAAAAGTTATTGAGGGCTCTGTCGGAATGATGAGAGATGCCGCACCTATCACAGCAGGAACTTATGCCGCTTTAAAATTGGCAGGTGTTGGTCCAGGTATGGGCGGAATGGGATTTGGTGGTACCATGGGAAGAGGAATGGGCAGTAAAGGTTTAGGCCTAGGTGCTAAAGTTCTAAGAGGTGGTGGATTACTAGGTGCAGGTCTAGGTGCCGCAGGTGCAGTAGGAAATTTAATGGATGACGACAAGTCAAACAACGCAGGAGCAATAGGTACATTGGCTGGTACGGCTCTAGGAGCATTTTTTGGTCCAGTTGGAATGATGCTAGGTGGCATGGCAGGTGGTATGATAGGTAATGCCATTGGTGGACGACAATACGGAACAATGGGAACACTTGGATTACCTTATGAACCTAAGAATGTTTTAACAAGTTTACACTCCGGAGAAAGGGTTTTAAGTCCAACAGAAACAGCAGAATATAATTCAGGGCAAAGCACAGGTGGATCTACAGCAAACTTCACTATGTTGGCTGGTAAATTGGATAATATGAATACCTCACTAATTAGTGCAGTAACGGAAATGAAATCTATGAATAAAGGCGTAAATACACTTGTCGCTGTTGGTAACGAAACTGCAAAAAATACAAATATTACGCAAAGAAGACTTGCAAACAAGACGGAAAGTATTATATAATAAAGTATGGCTTGGAAAAAATATTTTAAAGACGCTAACCTTTCTCCTATATCGGGAGATAGCAGACCTAATTTTGCAAAGAGAAATTATTCATCGTACCTACCTGATGTTTACACAGGACATCCAAACAGGATACAAAGATATTTTCAATATGACCAAATGGATTCTGATTCAGAAATCAATGCGGCACTAGATATACTTGCAGAATTTTGTTCACAAAAAAATGCTGAAAACGAAACTCCGTTTGATTTAAGTTTCAAAGATGAAGTTACTAGTCACGAAGTAAAACTTTTGAAGAAAGCATTACAACAATGGACAAAATCAAATAAATTTAACAAAAGAATTTTTAGAATAATTAGAAACTCTCTGAAATACGGTGATTGTTTCTTTATAAGAGATCCCGAAACAAACAAATGGCTATACATTGATTCTGCAAAAGTAGATAGAATTATTGTAAACGAATCTGAAGGAAAAACACCTGAACAATATGTTGTCAGAGATATAAATCCAAACTTACAAAGATTATCAGCAACACAAATCACACCAAACCAAGTTTACGGTGGTGGCGGAAGTGGCGGAACTTACAATCAAAATTATGCTGGTGCAGGTCAAGGTGTAAATCAACAAGCCGGTGCTGGTCAAGGTGGTAGATTCTACAGAACAATGAATCAGTATACAATCAATGCTGACAACGTAATACATTTAAGTATGTCAGATGGTTTAGATAACTTGTTTCCTTTTGGACAATCTGTGCTAGAACAAATTTTCAAAGTTTACAAACAAAAAGAATTACTAGAAGATGCAATTATCATTTACAGAGTACAAAGAGCACCTGAAAGAAGAGTGTTCTACATCGATGTAGGTAATATGCCAACACACTTGGCTATGCAATTCGTTGAGAGAGTCAAAAATGAAATCAATCAAAGAAGAATTCCAAGCACATCGGGTGGTGTCAACTATATTGATGCTACATACAATCCAATGTCAATCAATGAGGATTACTTCTTTCCACAAACAGCAGAAGGAAGAGGATCTAAAGTTGACACACTACCGGGTGGTACTAACCTAGGTGAGATAGATGATCTTAAATTCTTTACAAACAAATTGTTCAGAGGACTAAGAATACCAAGTTCATACTTGCCAACCGGACCAGACGATTCACAACAACAATACAATGATGGTAGAGTCGGAACTGCGTACATACAAGAATTAAGATTCAACAAATATTGTGCAAGATTACAAAACATGATTGCTCATGTATTTGACGAAGAATTTAAATTTTGGATTAAATCTAAAGGTTACAATATTGATAGTTCAATGTTCGAGGTTAAACTTAATCCACCACAGAACTTTGCACAATACAGACAGACAGAAATGGATCAAGCAAGAGTACAAACATTTACTCAGGTAGCGGAACTGCCATATATGAGTAAACGTTTTGCGTTAAAAAGATTCTTAGGTTTGAGTGAAGAGGAAATGGCAAGAAATGCTGACTTGTGGGCAGAAGAAAATGCAGTACCTCAGAAAAAACAAAGCAAGGCAACACAATTAAGAGCAGGTGGAATAACACAAGGTGGTATCACTTCTGATTTAGATCAGTTTGAAAATCCAGAAGCACCAGATGATGCACCACCGGCCGAAGGAACACCAGGACAAACACCACCAGCAGGTGGAGGAACACCGGGCGGAACAGGTGGCGGAACAGGTGGAGGAACACCAGTTTAAGGTTAAATACGAATATGAAACTGATGGAAATTTTTAGATACGGCGACGAAGGATTTGAACAGGACAAATCATACGATCCTGAGCAAGATATATCAATTTTAGATAAAAACGACACTAGAAAAACACGTCTTACTCTCAAAGACATTAACAAAATGAGATTAGCATCAGAAGAACACGACGAACGTCAACAGGACGAAGCAGTATTTGTCCAAAAAATGTATGGAGCTCAAGCAACAGACGATAACTTACAGTTGTAATGAGTGAGACTATATTTGTTTTAGGTAACGGCGAATCCCGAAAAGGCATACAGATAGAAGATTTGAAACAGCACGGTAAGGTATTTGCCTGCAATGGCGTGTATCGTACAGATACTCCTGACGTTTTAGTTGCTGTTGATCCTAAAATGTTACTTGAAATTGCAGAAGGTGATTACATTATTAATAATAATGTGTGGTCTAATTTTAATCAGATGTACAAAAAGAACGATAAAATTATGAATCACGTACAATTCTTTCAACCATCGTTGGGTTGGTCTTCGGGACCAACAGCATTGAAATATGCCGCCGATCATAAGCCGAGAAAAATATATATTTTGGGTTTTGACTATCAAGGACACACAGACAAGCAACGAAAAATCTTTAATAATTTGTTTAAAGATACCAGAAACTACAAAAGATCATCAGAAGAGGCCACATTTTTTGGTAATTGGTTGAATCAAACAAAGAGAGTTTTAAAGGATTATCCAGAAACTGAATTCTATAGAGTAGTACCAAAAGATTGGTTTAAACCTAAAGATTTAGAGTGGAATAAAAACTTAAAGCACATACATATTGATGAATTTTTAAGGCTATATAACTTAAAAATTAAAATGTAGTCATAAAACTGACAAAATCTGCCGTTTTTGTCATATATTGCACCCCTAAACCCCTATCTTTGTTAAATAGTTACTACTTAATTAAGTATAAATCGATTAAAGGAGCTCGTTAATAAATGACAAATCAAACTAATAAATTTGAATCATTGTTAGAATTGCTAATCAACGAAGAGAATGATAAAGCAGAACAATTATTCCACGAAATCGTAGTTGAAAAATCTAGAGACATCTACGAAAATTTAGCGGATTCTGAGTCAGCACCTGCTGACGC